AATAAAAAAGTAATAATACATATCAAGAGAAAACAATTACTACTAAATCATATATATAATACGGTATAACTAAGAAATGAGATAATTAAAACCCAGAGTCCTACCTCCTAGGTGGTCCTATCTCATGAACCAGTGCGTTTCCACAGACTGTCAAACGCACAAAGCAGATTTACATCTACTAATTATACAGATATTTAATTTAAAACAACATAGGAAACTTAAAAAAGAGAATAAAATACAAACGTAATACATTTAAACTTAATCTATGGCTATTATAAATCAAGAGCGTCGCATGTAAGTTGCCAGATTTCCTCGATTTTGATCATCTCTTTCTCTATATCTTTCCAGCTGTCGGATCCTTTCTGACCTCCTCCCATCATCATCTTCATTGTCTGCTGGAGAAGAAGGTGCCCTTCTACTTGGCGTAGTTCCATAGTCAAATTGAACTGATGACAAAAATGAGTGCCTACTACTGACACTTCCCGGTTCAAGAAATGGTGGCATCAGAGTATTGCCAGCAAACCAACAATCATCATCTATCATTCCATTCACCACAAAAACAGTTGATTGGTCTGGGTTGAAAACCGAGAAGACAAGAAACCAACTTGTCTGATTACTAAAGTGTGATTCCCAGTTTTCAAATCCATCATTAGGGCCTTCAATTTTAATGTCGAATTCTAACTCCCACGATGAAGGATCTTTCATGACCCAATTTCTACTTGACATGGTGGAAACCTTAGTACTCTGTGTCAGGGAAACCTCGCAATATGAAGACCAATCTCCTCTCTTGATAAGAGGATTCCCTTCCATTAGCACTTGAAAGTGGAAAGTCCCGCTCTTCCAGGTTGCTGTCCGCATAAGGTTGTTCATTGGGCTGTTGTTTGTTTCTATGGACCATGCTCCTGGATTTTTTGTCGCTATCCCAACTCCAACAAGATCTATCGCAAACTGAACAACATCAGTCGATTTGGCTTCTGGAGGTCCTCTAACCATAAACAATTCATTCCAAACACCAGAGGGACTCTTCCGTAAACCCTGTGGGCTTACTGCCAATGGCCGTGCTCCTTTCCAGCCAGGATGTCTTCCTATGGATTCAACCTCATTCATCTCTTTAAGCACTACACCAATATTGAAATCTCCAGATATTGTCGAGCCAACACTGTCGTGAACCACAGCATACAAATAAGGACAACCATCTTCGGACAGAGGAACGCTGTTGTGCACTTGTGTGGACCACGCCATCACAAAATCTTCCTTATCAAAGGATATAGTTACCCTCTCTTGTATTTCCGAAAACTGAACCAACTTGTGAGGATATGCTTCTAGATTTGGGACCGTGGCATCGACGTCTGTAAACGCAATAAAAAATGCTATGGTGGCCTTGATGTAGGGAGAACTCAATTTAATGACTTCAAAGGACATTCCGCCACGCATATATCTCCACAAAGAGCACAAAGCATTGGGCATGTTCATGTATACCAGTCCTGTTCCTCCGGCACCTCCACCTATGGCAAGTGGCATTCTACGCAGTGTGACATCCGTGCCTTGTGGAAAGGAAAGCTTTCCCATCCAGCGATTAAGAACAATCTTGGGATTGATCCCAACAGCACAATATGTTTCTGGTTCTGCATCCTTATCACTAAGATACCAATCTATTGTAAGTGAAAGGTCTGTTGATGGTGTTGTAGTCCAGCCTGATATGCAAACTACGTTGAACACTCCTTTAGACTGTCGTAAAAATTGGTAGCTCCAGGCACTCTTACATGGATTCACATTTATCTCTAAACGCGCTTGTTGTTGACACGCTGGATTCCATATGGTACTAGCTTCAGCTGAAGCTGTATAGGCGTCGACAACTGCTTTACCTCGGATACCACTGTTGTAACACATCATCAGAGCACAACCTGTGTTTTCAGGCACATTGATAGTGGCCAGCGCTACGAGTTTCTTATGTTGGACATGCGTCCGCTGAAAAGCAATAGCAGCTCGTTGTTCAACGTTGGAAAGAACATCACTTAGGCGCTCAGTGTACAAGATATTGCCACCAGCCATAACCTTGGTCAAGATTATCTTGGTTCTAGCAATCTTGGTCTCAATTGGTGTTCCTTCCATCTGCCGTGTATTGGCAAATTTGTTTAACAACGATTGGGTGGTGCTCGCTTGACCAAAGGCTCGTTGCGTCATCCCAAAAACCGGGTCAACATACGTTGCATCAGCCCTCATTCCAACAATCTTACGCGCTGCATCTCTGCGCTTATCAAAACTTGAGGCTCCATCATCTTCTTCAGCATTGAGTAATCTCTGTTTGGGTCCTACCACATAGCGCATTGATGTGCTTTTGGCAAGACTTGCTCCAGAACCACTGGGAGTGAGCTGTAGCTTCTTTCCAAGATCAAATTCCATGGTCTGATTTGCTAAAAATTCCTCCGTGATGTGATTTGAATGGTGCATGACGTATGACAATTGTCCTAGGTACTCCACGACGGTTCCTTGCTCCTTGTTGAGTAAATTGTCCAATAGTGGTTGAGGAACATATTGTGTCATCAAGCTTTGGGTACACCCAACAACGTTAACCTTAACAGAAGCAAGATTAAATCCCTCACTAATGTCACTGTTTGAAGTAGTGCATACAAGCTTGAATCTATCATTCATCTTAGGACCTATTTCAACAAGTGTATTTGGATACATCAGCACTCTGATCAACTTTCCACCTGCCAACCCTGTAACAAAGACACTCCTTACAGCATTAGCAACGCTCTTATGACAAGTGTCCACCAAAATCATACCTCCAACTATATCACTTGTAGGTGATGCATAGCTGTTGAAAATGACTTCGATAGCCCCGACATGCATTGCATTAGCATATTTTGATTCATTGGAATGTGTCACCATGGCATAATCACTCTGCACGGGCTGAGGTAGCATATCATCCTTTACAATTTTAACATTGATAATCTGATTCTCACCAGGGGACAATGTGCCAACATCTATGTGTTTCATCTCGACAACCTCACATCCTTTAATGCGACTGATATCTACTTCACGACTCCTTTTGCTACCTTTCAGCATTTCAAACAACTTTTGTTTGTGTACATACAAATCCTTACCAGCAGGTATGTGATCTTTAAGGCCAACAAAGCGTTTTCCTTTGTTCATGGCAGAATCATTTCGCAGTTCAAGAGCTTTTGCAGCAATACCTCTTTCCATAACCGTTTCCATCTTTTTGGCAGAGAAGGAATGTTGTATAACAACTTGATGACCAGCTGACCAACTGCTAATTGCTTCCAACCGCTTATATTCAACGTTTGCGTCACGAGTTATTGACAAGAGCCAATCACGAAGCTTAGTACCAGTCCAACTATTGAAATAAAAACAAACTTTAAACACTGTTTCACAATATGTTACTATATGGCAAACTATAAGAAAACACAAAAAAGAAAAAGGGGATACTTTAAGAAATTTGACGTATTTCTCTTGTGGTTTATCTGAAAAATCTCGTGCGGGTTCTCCTGCAAATTGTGGTATTAAGTTATCAATACAATGATGACGTCCCTTTATGTTATTCATTCGTGAAAATATAATTTAATGGCGCATTTCCACGCGTGACAACCAAAGGTGTTTGCGTAATATCTGATATTCTCTATCGAGGCACAGCAATACAGCAAGTCTTCAAAGACTTGAATACTTGGTAGTCTGACCGGTTGAAAAACCAGCACCTACCTTCAAATAAATTTGTCCAACAGCACCGAAGTGTGTGGTAGTCTGACCGGTTGAAAAACCAGCACCTACCTTCTAGTGAACTTGTTTATCAATTCCAATGCTACAAGAAATACGGAGAAATTTTGAAACTTCAACTTCCTGTTTGAATTGGAAAACAAATAGTAACCGGCGGCGCTCAGGCCTGATTGCTTTTTCTAGTAACAAAAGAAAAGGGGCGGACTCAGTCCTGATTGCGGTTTATTAAAATCTTAGTAAAATTTTAATA